CAATTCCTTCTTTATGTCGGCTTGGCTGCGCTCTACGGCTTCGATGCGGTCCTCCATCGTGCGGAAGTTGTTGATCATGCTACCCTGTGCCATTTCAACCACATCAAGGCGCTCAGGGATCTCGCGAAACCCGGCGGTCGCAACGCCGACAACCATCGACACGGCGATGACTCCGGCAATTAATTTGCCGACTTCAATGATCTTGCCCGTCTGCTCTATCTGATCCATCACTCAACTACCGTGTGTACAAAGGTGCATCTGCATTGAATTATCTCCTCGCTTGGTCCCATCGGATCGCCGGGGAATCGTAGTCCGTTGCTAAACCTCTCGTCATCTCTGACTGTCTCTCCGTCTATTCTGCTGTGCGTGTCTCGGGTTCTATTGTCTGCAACAGCCATCCATGTTTTGTCAAGCCTTAACCCCGTGTTGGCAGATATTGATTTGGCTCCCTCGGCGTGACCCCAGTTTGCTGCGCTGTTTATCTCCGTCCTCGCTATTCGCTCGGCTCTGTACGCCTTCATGTCACCGAACTTCTCTTGCAGCAGTTTCGCCGTTTCTAAAGCGGACAGCCTGCCAAGCCTTCCGCCTGTTTCTGGGTCGATGGCATAGGCGTTGGAAATTACCTGCGCTATGACGCTCTTGGTATATGCGTCAACCTGTGTAACCTTTTGCGCTCCGGCAGCGTTCAGCCAATCCTCAACGAGCGTCTCCCATGTTGCCAGATCGTCGGGACCAAAGTCTTTTGTCTGGCTATCAACGGCGTTGTAGAATTGCCCCGCGAAATAGGGAAAGACCACCGAGTACATTTCACGAAACGCCTGCACCATTGCATCCGCGTTTTGGTCTACGGCTACCGACCAGTTGGCTCCGCTTGCCACCGCATCTGCCGCAGCATTGACCTGCTTGTCGATTGCCTTGTTGATTGAGGTTATCGCGTCAGGAACGAAACGCTCCTGCATACGCTGAAATGCCTCTATGTGCTGCATCCTTGCCGCTCGCCCTTTTGCAATCGGGTTGTATCCCTGTGCTGCCTTGTGTTCGCCTTCCGGTTCGGCTTCGCGGTCGGCTTCTAAAAACCCACGAAAGGCGGTTTGAAAACTTCGTCGAGTTCTAAGCCGATAAGCAATCGCTCCTTGATTACGCTTTCCTCGTACCTGCTCAAAGCATCAGGCGTAAACTTTACGTCCCGCCCCTTTCGATTGATCTTGGTGCGCCACCTCTGGATGTCGAGGTTCTTGGTATCAGATACGGTATCAGCCGAGCGGACTTCCTGTGGCTGCTCTGCCACTACGTCCTGCCCCTGAATCGGCTCGTACCCGAGCAACTCGCGCCCCTCGTTTACGGACAGCACCGGACCGCCTACGGCAAGGGCGATTGCCTGCGCTTTCTCCAGTTCGCTCTGCTGCATGACCTCGGTCTTGTGAGGCTCAAACTCCAAGTGGTAGCCGAGCGGCATCAGCAGTTGTTGGTTGATAGCATGGGCGAGTAGCCGCGCCTGTGGTACAACCGTGTTTGCCATAAACGCCAACTGATCACTCTTGGCTGTGGCGTAGTTGGCGGCGTTAGACATGACGAGCGAGTGCGGAACGCCAAGCGTCGAGGCGATGGCTTCCCTTGCGTCTCGGGTGATTACATCGCTGTGCAAGTCGGAAAGGTCAGATCCTACCTCCTGCGCTGACAGCCCCTGCATCACCATCGGGTCATCGGGTGTGGGCTTCGTGCCGAGGATGTTGCGGCGTACCCACCGCTGCCACCGCTTGACCGTCAACTCATCCGGCTGACGTGCGTCCTTGTCGGCAACCCAGACAGTCTTTTTGACCAGTCCTGATCGCAACTGACCACTCGTGTACTCAGCGAGGTCATGTAGGATCTGGCTGTGCATATTTGCCGAGCGAGCATCTGCCGACCCCGGTCCCTGCTCTACGAAAGGCGAAGGCTGAAACGTGCCGAGGATGCGGGTGCGTGGGACCTGAAACTTGCGCTCGTTGGCTTTGCGCTCGTAATAGCGGAAGTTGCCTTGCTCGTCTGGTCCGTACTTGCCATCGTCGAAGTTGGGCTTGATGCTTGTCGGGTTGATCCAAGAAAGCCCGTCCGCTTTTGTGATAATCCCGTCCTTGTTAAACGTGCCTTCCTTCATGGCGTAGGCAGCACCTACGAGAGCGAGAGATGCCTCGGCTCGGTACAGGTAGTCGAAGAGGTCGAGCCACGCCAGTTCTTCGGGCGCTTCTTCTCCTGCGGACCATACCACGTTGGTCATGTCTCCCTTGTGAACGACAAAGGGCAAGGCTGCAATCGCCTTTGCCCTAACGTCTACGCACCGCCGCGTCCAACCCTCGTCTGTCCATGCTACCGCCGGGGACATCTTGGCTACGTGTTCGTGACCATGCAGGTTGAAGATGTTGAGCCATTCGGGGTCGTTAAGGCTAACGCCTTTCGTTGACGATCCGAGTACATAAAAATCGGGCTTTGGCATTACCAGACTCCCCAAGTGTTAGTTGCGCCTTTCAGGTGCGTATAGATGGCATACCGCATGGCATCAACGGCGTGGTCGTGCCGCTTTAGAGGAACGTCCTTTAGTTCGCCAGACTTGCGGTCCTCGTCCCATCGGTATTCCCGTAATTCGTTTTGTAAGTTTTGCGACCCTGCGTGGACGTTGATGTTGTAACGCTTAACAAAGTCGATCCCATCCTTTACGCTCTTGTCGGCTTTATACGCCTGCAATCCTTCGCGGATCAATTCCTCAATCCGGTCCGGTTCGGCTGCATCGCAGTAAATTGGCAGGTTTTTATTGCTGACCGCTTTCTTTAACTCAGTAATCAGATCAGAGTTTGTCAGACCGCTCTGATAAATAATTTCCCGCACGTAGATGTCGGGATCGGTCACGGTCACGGCTACCACGGCAGATGGGCTGTTGTACCCGAAGTCGATGCCGTAAAAGTCCGGCTCGCGCTCCTCGCTGTACGTTTTCCAGTCGGTGTAGATGACACCCTTGAGCGCCTCGCCCCACTCGCCGCGCTCGTATATGGATCTCAGATCCTCTGGAAGCGACTTCAGAACGTCGATATACTGCTTGTCGAGGAAGGCGTTGTCGCGCCATGTGGTGCGCAGTACGAAGATCTCGGGGTTCTCGTCGAGCCACCGCCGGACCCAGAGCCGAGAATCGGTCGGGTTGAGGGTCAGCGTCACCTGCTTGTATGTTGGCACATCGCCACGCAGTCGAAGGTCCACTTGCCGAAAGGCATCCTCCTTGACCTCGCTTGCTTCCTCGATCCAGACGGACGTGATGCCTGCGATGGACTTCAGTTTCTCTGGGTCATCCAGTCCGGCGTGTATGATCTGCGCTCCATTCGGAAAGGTGATTGACAGGTCGGAGCGGTTCGCTGTTGCCGTTATTCCGTAGGTGCCTGCTACCTCGATCAATAGCCGGAACGTTGATTCCCGGCAAGTGCGGTAGACGTTACGGATCACTAATATCCGCTCGTTAGGATTAGCAAGGCAGCGCAGGACAAGTTTCTGAGCCACGGAATACGACTTGCCAGAACCCGCGCCGCCGAACAAGACGGTGTATCGTTCTTGGCTGTTCAGGAATGGCGAGTAGGCACGATTATATTGCGCCTCAATCGTCATGCTGCGGATCTACTGGGATCATGTTGATTGTGATGGGCTGATTGCCAGACGTGATGTCCTGCGTCCTGTGTTCGTAGTATCCACGGTCCTTGCCCTGCGTTTTCAAGTAAAAGATGATGGCTGTCGGGTTTTCCTGTTTTATCAAGGACTGAAGCTTCCCCTCGGCGAAGTCCACCTGCTTCACCTTCTCGCGCTTGATAGCAGCAGCCACTTCAGAGTCTCTTTCGATCCAATCATAGACCGTCGAAATGTGACAGCCAACGCGGTCAGCGATCAGGGAGACGTAACCACCGCTGTTCTCTATCGCCTTGATAAACTGTTCTTTTTCGTAAGCCATTTTTTAATGTTCGGATTTTTCGGATTCCTACCCAACGGCAGGGCTGTTAACCCATGCAAGTGCACATCTATTGAACAGGGTCTCGAAACCCTCATCGTGTTTCATCTGCTCCATTCCCTGCTTGTACCTTTTCTGGGCAACATTAGCCGCTGATCCAAAGTAATCAGCAACGGTTGTCCACGTACTTGAGTGTTCGAGGTCATAGCACAGAATTGTTGCGATAAACCGAGCCATCACAACTGGTCTGGACCTGCTTTTGCCCAATATGGTCAAGGCTGAAACGCCAGAGGTTTCTGATACTATCTGCAGGATGTTGTCATACTCGCTGAAGAGCCACGGGTAATCAACGGCAGGGCTTTTCTTCTCTTTTATCTTGACCACCAATTTCAGAAGGTCGTGGTCTGAGTAAAAGCCAGAATCAAGTTCTACACCTTTATTACTGATTGTCATCTTTTACTCTGTCCGGATCGTAGCCCAGTTGAGCCATGCGTTCAATACATACCGCCACGTATGCAGGGTCGATCTCCATTGCGTAGCAGGTGCGTCCTTCGTTGTGGGCGGCGACCATAGTTGAACCGCTTCCCGCAAACGGTTCGTACACAGAATCACATGAAATGTGTCCAATAGCCCTTGCGCAGAGATCGACGGGCTTGGATGTCGGGTGGTCTTTTCTTACCTCCCTATTTATCTGCCACACATCGTCATCGACGGTGCGCTGTCCACCGTAGGGTCCAGAGTAGAGAATGAACTCATGCCTTTTTGCAAATCGATCAAGGTTTTGCGTCCTGCTACCCTTATCCCACACAATGCAGCACTTCGGATGAGCGCCGGCAGAGATGAGTCCATCTTCTACGTCCCTGACGCTCTTGTAATTACAGCAAGCAAATATCGGAATAGAAGAAAACATGGAAAGCGATTCTGCTATTAGTTCGGCTGGAGAGGAGTTGTCGTTTGCTATTTTCTTGTGGCTCCCCTTCACATCCTGATAATCGATACCGTAGGGCGGGTCTGTAAAGACCATTCCCGGCGTTGATCCATTAAGCAAAAGTTCGACATCCTCTTTACTGGTGCAATCCCCGCATAGAATCCTGTGTGGTCCTATCTGCCACAGGTCTCCGTACTCCACGCCCCACTTCTCCCGTAACACCTCGGCTGGATCTTCGGGTAATTCGTCTGTGCCTTCCTTCTCCGGTTCTGGCACTTGGATGTCATCAAACAACTCGTCAAGGAAGTCATACCCGCCCAACAGGTCACGAGCGACCTGCTCCATGTCCCATTCGGCTTCATCGCCTGTGCGGTTGTCGTAATACGCCAGTTTCTTCTTCTGCTCGTCGGTCAGCCCTTTGCGGCGTACGGCAATGATCTCATCCCCAGATGCCTCAACGATGACCACGTTATCGATGCCGATCTGACCCGCTGCTTCGACGGTGCCATTGCCTGCAAGGATGGTCCCATCTTCGTCGATGACGATGGATCGCGCCGCTCCGACCTGCCGTAGGGATTCCTGTATCATCGCCTCGCCCTTCGCCGTTCTTACGCGAGCGTTTTCAGGGTCGAATTTCAGGTCAGCGATCTTTACTCTCTTGCTCATCTTTTGCGCGTGATCGGTTTTCGTTCTTCGCCTGCACCGTAGCCGTTGGCGTATGCCGCTCGTGCTACCCGCTCGGCTTCTTCTCTTGTGTCAAATGGTCCTTGGCTTCCCCAATACCATCCGTCTGGCTTCTTAACTATTGGCATCAGTCCTCTGGTATACAATGAAAGAACAGAGCGCGGAAAGCGTCCATGTCGATCTTGGTGCCGGGGCAGGTTTTCTTGGCTCCCGTCTCGCGGTGTCCGAGTATGTTGTGTGGCGGTATGCCGTACAGATCAGAGAGGCGCTCACACAGTCTGACAGCGCACAATACCTGCGGCAGGGTCCACATCTCGTGGTCTCCGTGACCCTCGAAAGCGATACCTATGCTTCGGTTGTTGTAACCTAACGCATGAGCGCCCTCGGTTTCTTCTGGTCTGCCAATCTGGAACGTGCCGTTTCTGCGTATCAGGTAATGGTATCCAACGTCAGACCATCCTTTGTCGAGATGCCAACGCCGGACCCGATCAATACCTGCCTCACCATCAAAGGCGAGGGTATGTAGGATGATGTACTCGGGGGCATTCATCCTTGCTCGGCTTCCTTTTCCGGCTTGCCTTCTGGAATCAGCATGGCGGCAACGGCGGCGAGCGCGGTTACGGCTTCCCAGATTACCTGCAATTCCTCAATGCCAATGGGTAAGAACTGCGCGATGATGGCGAGACCTGCCCATGTAGATGCTTCTTTCAGGCGGTCGAGTAGTTTCTTGATCATCGTAGGTAGTACGTTTGGTGGTACAAGTGCCGAAACGGGTATCTGCTCCGGCGGGTGTGGTTTGATCTTGTCCATGTAAGTATAACGCCCGCGCGGTTTACGTGTTCGGGTTGGTGAGTCCACGGAAGCGATAGCCTATTATACTGGTGCATCGTGGTGTCTGCGACTTCTGGTTGCGGTCATAGTGCGCCCACCAATGGTCTGATACATCCTCTACATTCGGTACAGGCAGCGCCTCACCCGGCCTGGCTGCGTCTCCTAACGATTGTCTTGCCCTGTTCTCGGCTTTGACGAAGGTGTTTGTATCGTAGCCGCCATCGCGGTTGATACAGACCAGTTCAAAGTGTTCAGGCGATAGGTCGTACAGTTCGATCCACTCGTTGCGCTGATACGCTGATATAGGAAGCCCATGCAGTTTGCCAGAGCGCAGCGCCCTTTCCCTGCGTGTCCTTATATGCTTCTCCCATTGATCGATGGACATTCCGGTGATCTTGTGGCAGAGCATCTCTGCCTCATATGCTAACGTCGAAAAGGTCAATTATCTTGGTGTTGTGTAGTTGTGCTTTTTCCTTTGCCCATTCGCGTTCCCTGCGGTCAGCGCACCGCGTCAGGTAGTTGGTACGGAAGTCCTCCATGTTCTCCCTGCCCTCGAAGGATAGCCCATGCTCGAACCAGAAGTCCACGGCATCCTTGAACTCCTGCCCTGAACCCGGCTCGATGTTGCCGACGAGCGCCACCTTTTCGTTGTAGGTGAGCGTTCTCTTTAGCCTTCTCTGTATATAGCCAATCGCCTTTGCGTCGATGCTGTTGGGGACAAGTGCCTTCATATCCTTATTCAGAAAGTAGCCATTGTCAGCAATCCGGTGAATCCTTCGCCTTGTGCTGTGTGGGCTTCTTTTTGGATTTGTTTTGTTTTGTCTCTCAGGATACGGTGTGCCAAACCTGAATGTCAAAAGGGTACAACAGGGGTTATATATAGAGCCGGAAGAACGCTGCCCCTGTGTGCTGTTCGGGATTCGTTGCCTGCATCCCCAACGTGTTCCGGTTGACCTCCTGCGCCTCGAACGGCTCCGCTTCCATAACCACGGACACCTATCGCATCAGCCGAGTCAATAGTAAACGCGAGAGCGCGATTGGTTCAAGACAATCTGGGTGCATCTTATCCACCAAACCGCTCATTCCATGTTGGGTGATCTATTTGTGTGAAGTGTTTGTGAAGGGATAGGATAAGTAAAAATAAATTGCGACATTGGTAACAAGTCAAACGGGCAGCAGCCCACCACCAACCGAGAGAGACAATGACCAACTCAGAAGCATACGCCAACACTTTCAGCCTCACCGGAGCAATCGCCAACGCTAAAGATAGAGCAAAGCGGTTTTCAACTCGCTGCGTTGTTTACAAAGACAAAGAAAGCGGTCGTTACTTCGGCAGCGAAGCGCACGTCTGGAGAAATTACCAGAGCGAGAATCCACGCCTCGAATATCTTGGCGCTGTCGATACCAACCTGAACTGGAATCCAAAAGCAACCCGCTAAAAATCAAAAGCCGAAACGGTCCCGTAAGACCGTCCACCGGGGATTGTCTCCCGGTGCTGACGAGGCAGACACCTCGAACCGCCGCGCCGTAACGCGGCACAACCCAAAGAGAGAAAATGAGCAAAATCAAGTATCCGCTCAAGAGCAAGTATCCACTCATGCAGGATGATGACATCAAGTCACAAGATGAATACTGGGTAAGAATAATCTTCCAGTCATCACCCGGCTATGGCGGGTGGCAGGACTACAAGGTCCGCAACCATGACGAGGCGATCTATCTCTTCCGACAAGAGGAGGAGTATGAATGGGATCAGATTGTAGATATGCAGAAGATCTCCTTGCAGGATTACAAGCCGTTGCAGTAGGCGGCAATCTGAAGGTAGCAAACACAAACCCGCCGCCCCGTAAGGCGGCACAAACCGAGAGAGACAATGACAAAGAAAGAAATGCTTTATAGGGCAGGATACAAAGCCGCGGGTGGTGTCATGGTAAGCGATTCAAAGGAGTGCATTGAGGGCGAATCGTGGCACGAAAGAAGCCTGCGCCTCAGAAAAATAGAATCAGAAAGAGCCTATCACTACCGCTTTGTTATATACATCATCAATGCAAAAGACACACCTCTCAGCGAGTCCGTATTCAACAAGGGATTTGGGGACGGATTGAAAGGTGCAGGATATGGAATCACTAAGTAGTACACAGATCAACCAGAAACCAACGGACCAATGACAAAGACACAACTACTACGCAAGGTTGAGCGCCTGTTCGACATCCCAGACAAGGTGTTCTACTGGGGCATCCTGATCGGCGCTTCTTACTTCATCATTAGAACCATCGTTGGATGATGGCACACAAGATAGACACCGACCGCCTCGACCTTTGCCATTACGTCAGCGAGAAAGACAGCGACCTCGGATGGTGGTTTGACTGGTGCAAGGACGAAGATCCCGTCAC